TCAGCCATCTTAGTTTGATAATCATGTTTAACAACCATAACTGCTTTTGTGTCATCACGCATCTCCCATAGTTCGTTAATATCATCACGTACTATCATATCGCCGTCAATAAAGATAGCCCAACCTTTGTAGTTCATTAAATGAGGAACTAAAAATCTTGAGTATATAAAATGATTACTACCGTCGGTATGTTTTTCGTCGTATCCCTTTAGTGCATTTAATGCAAGAGGATTTAATGCTACAGGTTGACTACTTCTTCTAATAATACTGTTTGTACATACATGATATGCAATAGCTTCGCGCGGATCGTATCCGATAAAAATTGGAATCATTTTCTTTCTATGTCCTCTTCAATACAATTTTCCCCGTATTGTATTTCAACTACTTTAACAGGTACATCATACGGATTAGTTAGTTGGTGCCATTCAGTAACAGGCACACAATATTCATCATGTGTTTGTAAAATAACAGGCGGTAATATATACCCGGTATCCATTGTTCTGTTTACAATAGCTTGCCCTTCACTAACAATCCAATATTCTGCACGTAAATTATGACGTTGCATGGATAGTTGTTGTTTAGGTTCAACTGTTAATTCTTTAACTTTCATACCAAAAACTTCGTGTAGTACACGATAGTATCCCCATGGACGTTCTGTTCTAGGAGCCTTCCATTCTTCTAATATCCAACTGCTACTGTTTGCTTTGTTAGTTCCACCTACACCAAAAACAAATTCTACATCGTCAAATACCATCTCCGGAATATTGTCTCTAGTACGATCGCCGCCGTTGGCAAAGATAATATGATCCCTAGGAAACATTGCCTTTACTTTACGAATAGCATCAATAGCACTATTATCAGTGTCGTCAAATTCTATTACTTTGTGTACTTGATAGATATTTTCAATAATGGCTTTGCGTTCACATGCAGGCATAAAAGATCTGCCTTTTTTGCGTGTAAGCCAATCGTCACTGTTTACGCCCACAACTAATAAATTACCTAGTTGTTTGGCTGCTTTAAAATAAGCAATGTGACCAGAGTGTAAGGGATCAAACCCACCTGTTACTAAGACTATTTTCATAGTCTTATTTATATGGGTGTTTTATTTGATTAATTTTTCTTAAGAATAAATGTCAAACTATTCCAGCCTAGTAAGGGTAATCCAAATGCATTGACTATTTCTTGTTGTGCTGGAATAATGCTGTTTTTAAAAAATTTTAAATTAGTTTTAAGAAACAGTTTACCGTTTGGATTTAAATGTTCAAACATTTGATTTTTCCATTCTATCCAATCGTCGGATTTATAATAACCATCTTCTTCGTCAAACACAGTTCTAGATGCAACAATGATGTCGTATTGTTTAGGTAATACAATCTTTTCTGATTTTTTAATTACTAATTCGAACAGGTCAATATTATAGTGTTTATAAAGATCACTAACTGGCGAACTAATTATCTCTGGTACTTCTGTACCATACGCATCATGTCCATACTCTGAACACAATTTAAGAAACAACCCTGGACCTGCGCCTACATCTAAAATGCTTAACGGAGGTGAGTCTTTTAATTTTAAAAAATTAACTATAGAGATAGCATCTCCTAGTTTTCTAATGTCTGGAGGGAAATAACCTTGAGAAGTGTAACCAGCTGTTGGATTCTTTTCAAGCCATTCAATAACAAAAGAATCGTATAATATCGATTTTGCACACCTCATATCGTCATCTGATATTATCATAGACGATCTATCTTGTCTATATTTTGCATTATTAAAGGGTTGCATCTTCCATTCCTGCTACTCTGAGCTTAACTATATTAGTGAGTTGCCACTGTTTTTGATCAAGTGCTTTAGTAATACCTAACCACTTGTTTCTTAGCAATGCAAATTCGTTAATAATTTTTTCAAAATCAACCACATCAGACTCGCCTTCTACAAACTTTTCACAGTCTCTAGAAGACAATGCTCTTTGATAGTTTTCTAAATACTTACGAAAGTGTTGACTCTTAAGTCTACGTAATTCAATATTTAAATATTCCAAAATTGCTTCAATCTCTTGTAGCTGATTAAATCGTTCTTCCACAATGCCGGGCATCCTGGCAGCGGCCTTTTCAATGTTCCCCGCTATGCGAGCATCTGTCTTTGCTGCCTGTAATTCAAGATCAAAGTGTGCCACGGCATCGGGAATGTACGAAATGTCTTTTGAAACTTTTGTATACCAACTCATAGATTATTCGTCATCTTCGTATGAATCTAAATCTTCTTCGTCTAAATCTTCTTCTTCACTATCTTGATCAAGATAAAAGTCAATAGCGTTATCTAGGTCCTCGTCAAATCCACTAGCAGCAGCCATAGTTTTATCACTAATTCCATGATCAGCTAGTAGATCAACATATCGTTCTGCTAGAACGTCAAGTACCTTTTTATCCGCATACTCTTTGAAAAGTAACCAAATATCACCAATATGATTTTCATTCATGTTCTACAATTTCTCCAGTTTCGAGGTCAATGTTAGATTGTACTGCAACAGCGTCATCAAATGCAAGCATGATTTTATCCAGGCCGCCTTCTTCGTTGCGTTCCCATTCTTTGCGATACATCTTTAACTCTGTATCATCCTTAGAAACGTATTTAAGTCTATTGCCATCTTTTGTAAGAATACCTTTTGCTTCACACAGGTCAACCATACCACTGTAAGGACTCATACCTGTAGCATAAGGAATCTCAACTTGAACTGATTCAAATGGTTTAGCATAACGAGTTTTCATAATCTTACAGGCTGCACGGATACCGTTAACAGTTGTAGTCTTATTACCATCTGCGTCTGTTTTCAATTTTAATTTACGCATAGCAACTACAATACTGCTGGCATAGATAAAACCTTGGCCACCTGAGATCTTGTCATCTGGGTCAAACATGTCTTGTGACGCATAGGTATGATTGGTACAAACTAATCCAACATTGTAGCTACCAAACATGTTTACACAGTTACGAACTAGCGAGGTAAGTGCTTTAGGTTTACGACCCATATCACCTTTCATTTCGCCTGCTTCGAACTGATTAACGTCTGTCGGAGTCAACAACATGCCCAATGAGTCAATGACAAACAGTACCTTAGGACGAGTTGCTTCATCCATTGTTTTGTACTCTTTCATGAATTCACTAATGGTTTTTGCCACGTCGTCAATCATAGCCATGTTGAGCTTTAACAATTTTTGTTCACTTGTATCAACGCCTAGTGCGTGAAGCCATTTCTCATCAAGCGCATTTTCACTATCAACAAGGATAACATAAATGCCTTGTTCTTGTGCGTTGCGAATTAGATTGCCAGAACACACATAACTTTTGCCAGCGCCTGACTCGCCAGCAAATACAGTAACTTTGCCCAAAGGAATGCCTTTGTTAAAGTCTGCACTAATAAGATAGTTTAAGGCATAATTACCTGTCGAGACCCAATCAGTTGGGTCATTAAAGCCAACACCTAATCCGTCAATAGACTTAGTTAGTGTTTTGCGGAATTTAGATAAGTCAAATGCTTTTGTTGCCATAATTAATTATCCAAGTCCATTGCGACCCATTCTTTGACCACTGCAATAAGTTCTTCTTCTGTATTGCACATGACCTTAGCGGTCTTCCATTCTTCTTTCTTATCGCGACCACTAACTTCTATCATAAAGCCGTTGTCATAGCGATTAAGACTGATATTTTCATTTACTTTTGCAAGTTTGTTTAATTTAGCCATAGTTATTCTCCTAGATGGTGGCAATAGGGGCAACCGCCCCTATTGCTATTTTGCTTATTGCTTACGATTGCGGATCATAGCAAGAATGTCTTCTGCACGACTACCGCCTGCGGCAGCTGGTGCTGATTCTTGCTTAGGTGCTGAGAATGATTTCTCTGCTGTAGCAACCTCATCTTCCCAAGGTGCTACATCTTCTGCGGCTGGTGCTGCCACTGGTGCAGGACGAGCAACAGAAGTTGCCTTAGGTGCAGAGTTAGGATCACCAGTAGCCTGGCCCATACCTGCTGGTTTGAAGTATTGCCCCCAACGATCCATGTCAAAAGCTTCGCCATCAACTGATGCTTCAAACATCTCTTTCATTACTTTGACTTCAACGTCAGTTGGTTTCTTAGGCAAGTAATCTTTAAGATTAAACAAGCCATGTGTTTCCAAGTTAGCAACTTCTGCTGTATCTAATGGGCGGGTACGACGGCTCCATTTGCTAGTAGAATAGTCAGCATAACCACCTTTTGAAGTCTTGATCAACTTGAAGTCAACTCCGTTAACTGCGTCAGTTGGCAAGTCATCCATTTCTGGATCAAGCAATGCGCCACGAATAAGTTGGAAAATCTGTGGGCCGATAATGAAACGACGGTTTGCATTTTCTGGACGATTTTCTTCTTTAAGACCGTCTTCAACAACGTATCCTTGGAAGATATAACTACGTTTCTTCCAGTACTTGCGACCCATATCTTCTAGTGCTGGATCTTTGAACCAACCACGTACTTCGGACAAGATTGGACATGTCTCTCCGTACATTTCCATACAAGGAACGTTAACAGTCACTGGTTTACTGTCAGTAGAACCCTTTACTCCGGCGAATGGCAGTTTAATCATTGCCCTCTCGACCCAGAAAAATGTATTGTCAGGATTTCCGTCAGGTAAAAAACGGACTGTTGATTCGGAACCTTCTTTCAAGTTCCAGAAAGGGTAAATGGAATTGTCTCCACCGGTACGTTCACCGCCACCTTTCGAATTACCTTCTTGCTCTTTGAGCTTTGCTCTGATTTCAGCTAATGATGCCATGATTATCTCCTATTGTTAGCCTAAGTTTATTTTGCATTTCTGCTAGTTTGCCTATATCTACTTTACACCATTGTAAAGTAAAAAAGTGCATACATGTTATTGTATACGAATTTATTTATCATTACAAGAGAAATCTTATATATTTCTTGAGTTATTTGTTCGTTTTGCAGTTGTTCCCATGCCAACGATTATACATAGCTTTGTTTTTTCCTGTAATACCACAATACTCACATGTCCATTCAAATTGAAAAGGATGTGTACCTTCTGCTAATCTTTTAGCGGTGCTTACCCGTTGCAATTCACCGCTAAGCCAATGGTGTTTACCTTCTGCCACTCTTTTTTGTTGCGACTCTTTGGCAATCTTACCTCCTAGAAAATTATGAGTTCCGTTCCTAACTCTTTTAAGATTGCCCATAGTAGCTAGTGCCGAAACTTCTTGAGGTGTTAATTTCATCGTTCGTTTTATTTTTGAACAAGCTCCATAGTCACCTTGCGCAAAGTGTATATCATAGTGATCTTTGATTGATAATGCTACAAGATTCGATGGATGATTGTTTGAGCGGTCTCCGTCTTTGTGATGTATATCGTATGTTCGACCTTCATCGTCAACAGGTATCGGTCCGACAGCCTCTTCATAAATTTTTCTATAGTTAATATTTTTCATATTTCGGTCATAATAAAAGCGCACCAGGTGCGCTTTTATTTATACCAATATTACCTAAATACGAGTTATTTCAACCCAGCAATTTTCAACATCGCAGCCAATTCAGAAGATTCTGGCAAGTTAGGCTCGTGATGCTTTCCTTTGCTGCTTTCGATATCACCTTTTAGATCAGCTATCGTATTCTTTGTGAGCATTCCTTTTCGTTTGCCCTTTGATGCCACTGTGATATCTCCATATCTTCCATCTGTGTTGGAAGTTCGATATCGTAATTGGTCACCGCTACCTGAAATCAAATCTGCCAGTGTGTTCTTGTCGCCCATTGGAACTTTTCCCCCATGATCATTTTGGCGGTATAGTTTGTCTTTATATTCAGGGTCGCGCCACTTTGCGCCTTCACCAACGCCGGCTAATTGACGTAATCTTTTTGACTCGTATATTTGTGATAGTTCACTAATAACTCCGTGTGCTATTCGAGCAGCATCTTCGCCAAATTCTTTTTCAACAGCAATCATTACTCCAGTTTCACCTTTAGGGAATCGTCCAGTTGTTTCATCATACATTGATTTAACAAACTCAACTACTTCGTTTTGCTTGCCAGCGCCTTCAAAAAACTCTTCAATATCCATTCCGGCTTTAGTAATAGCTTCGCCTAGGCTCATTTCGCCTGTGCCAAAGTTAACCATAGTTTCTGCAGTAGCACCAGCTTTCTTTGCTTTGGCAATGGCAGCAGCCATACCTTTCTTAGCAGCGTGACGAGCAGGATTCTTAACAACATTACCAAATTGATCCTTGTTGTCGCCTGGCTTTTTGTAAGGACCGTCAAACGGAGGATCTTCTTTTTCTTCTGCCACTGGAGCTGGCGCAGCCGGTGCTTCTGGAGCAACAGGTGCTGCAGGTGCTTCTGGAGCAACAGTAGGAGCAGGTGTAGTAGAATTAAAATTAATCTTGCTAGCAATGTCCGTGCCGTTTTCTTCGTCACGTTTTTGTAAATAACCTTTTAAGATTTCTCTTGCATCCATTTCGGGATTAACTTGACCTAATTCTCTAAAGGCATCTGCTAGTTCTTTATCATCAATAATACCTTTTAAACTTTGGATGGCATTAGTACCGTCAGTTCCGATTGGCATCTCATTACTTACTAGATCGTTTAATTTTTTAATAGCTTCTTCTTGACTGTCTTCTACATTAAGTAATGCACTTTCTTCACCAACAATACCATTTAAGAATGACTCAAATGCATCTTCAATGTTAAGACTTTCTCTCTCCATACGATCATCGTAGTCATTACGCATACGTTCTTTTTTATCTAAATAGTTTTGATAACGTTCTCTGTCTCTATCAGATGCATCTGGGCCTTCTGCTTTTGATTTTAGATGATTATGATGCGATTGATCTAGGCTGCGACGGTGTTCAGCATCTACGCTATTTGGATTGTATCCATCGTTTAGTAAATCTTCTGCTGTTAGTTCTTTAACAACATTAACTTCTTCACCGACTAGTTTATAAATGTATGGGAATACATTCTTTAATTCTTCATTGAAACTACGAATAGTTAAACGATCAATCCAATCGTTAACAACATCTTCTGGAATTAGTTGATCTTCTTTGTCAGTCCAAGATTCTGCAAATGTCTTATAAAAATTAGGACTTTGTAAACTGTGGATTTCTTTTTTAACTTGATCTATACGCTCAAATACTTTTTCATTAATAGTGCCCATTGCTTCGCTAACAATAGGATTACGGTTTACATAGCCTTTGAACATGCGTAGTTTGTTTAATTCTTCACTTAGGCCGATAATGTGTTGTCCTATGTTATCATAACTAGTGCCGCCATGTGCCACGTGTGTAGCTAATGCACGGGCACCGTTGAGATGCTTGTAAGGATATTTAAAACGCTCGCCGTCTGCATTCTCAACAAAAATGCTTTCGATGTGCATAGTACGACCTGCTGGTAAATCATAGTTTACAGGTTTAGAATGTCTTACAATTAGTTTGGCCTCGCCCATTTCTTGGAAACTGGTTCTTGAGGTTCCCCATAATTTACTCTCAGTCATTGTGCCTTCTCCACTGCTATTATTAGCTAACATTTTATAATCTCTCTTGTCTAAATT